GAAGTTTCTACTATTGTATCTACTGCTGTTATTGGCTTGGTTGCTGCCAGTACTCCACTATTACTTAATGCAGTCAAACCCTTAGTGAAGCAGATTGTGAAGAAGTTAACAAAGAAAAAAGATAAATCTACTTAGATTTTAATTGGTGCGTGTGCGGTATAACTTGTCCTTTCTTTGCAGTAACTATAACGTCCTTACATAAATCATAGTAAGGAGAATCTTTTGCGTATTCAATACCAGCAATCTTTAACTCTCCACAATTCTTCAAACGTGCCAGTTCATAATTTAATCTAGCCTTAGATAGTTCCATTCTTTGCAACTGTATCTGTGTATTGGCAGCACCTAGACAGGCATCTTGAAATCTATTGTCTAATGGGATATTAAAAGTAAGAGCAACACCAAAGTTAAGACCTAAAGAGTCCTTGTTACCACTGTAGTTTTCCTGATAGTAAAGTATATTTCCTGGGTTATCTGGTACGTTATCGTCATTAGCATCTGTAGTGTCGTAAACAGGGGTGTGATAAACATAATCCTGTGGTCTTTTTATATTGACAGTAGTTGTGGCAAAAGGACTGATACTCATTTGTGGGCCAGAACATTTGATTCCATTACCATAAAAATTTTCTACCATTGGACCTCCAAGCACTTGGGTAGCAAAGTTTGATACGGAACCAGATGCGGATGCCGAGGGTGCTGCTGTATTTGAGGTGTTAGCTAATACAGGATTACCTAGCAGACTTATTGCGAGAATATAGTTGTGGTATCTGTTACGCTTGTGCTTTGGATCGTGCGAGTTATATCGGTTACGGATTCTAGTCCAGCAGGTCTGTACACTTCTGTAAATTGAAAAGCATCTCCCTGATTTGTCTGAGTCCAGTTTGGTTTTTGCTGTAAATCTAAGTTTGTCCATGTATAAGTCGTACCGTTTACAGCTTCATTAACTGATGTGACAGGAGGTGATATAGACGATCCATCATGCTGAACTCCTGATCCTGTGACTGAATATAAAAATCCAGAATTATATTCTGTTGTTCGTATAGTCTCTGTAATATTTGTGGTAGTTTCTGTTCG